ATGGAAGATATTATTTTCTTGATTGCGGTTGTCTCTTTCCTGGCTTTTGTTATTGGTATGATCAAACCACAGGCCGTTAAAATGCCCGGCAGAGGCAAGGCTGCTTTGATTTATCTTGGCGCGTTTCTGGTTTTTGCCGTCATTGGCTCGCAGTTATCTCCCGATAAAAAAGAAGAAAAACAGGCACAGCAAAACGAAACCGTGGCGGTAACCAGCAAGCCCGAAATCCCTGCATTCAAATACCCACGTATGACATTAAAAGAATACCGCAATGAGGCTCAGGCGACCCGGCAGGATATTGTTAAAAACTACCTGGCAAGTGTGCCGTTCGATGGTTCTCACTTCGATATTTTTTATAGCTGCCTCAGTCAAATGAGTTACACGAAAAATACAGATCTGACATTGGCCGAGGTTCTCGGCTGGTGTAAAGCTGACTTTGACCGTTCTGTCAGCGCACTGAATGACCGTGTTAACCTAGATAACTTTGTATCTAAATTTTCTTCTTTTGACGGTTCTTACCGGCCATTAGAAAAACAGATTAAAAATGATATGAATGATAGCCGCAGCTATTCCCACGAATCGACAACCTACCGAATGGATCTCAGCGCAAAACCACCGGTTGCCACAGTCATAACAACCTTTACTGGGAAGAATCAATATAACGCCACCGTAAAACAGAGAGCCGTGGCAAAAGTTGATATCATCACAGGGGATATTATTTCTTTCGACTACGAATAATATTTAAACCAGATATACGAAGCCCCTCAAATTGAGGGGCTTTATTTTTACATCGGCAATACTAATTGATTTTCGCCGTAATGGCTTTTCGGAAACGCATTCTCCGGCAGGCGGAATCCTGTCGGCAGTGGCTGCGGGGCTGGCTTTGTTAAATACCGTTCGACACTTGTCAGGGTGGTAAAAGTACAGCCACACAGTATATTTTGACACTGGTGATAGCTGCGTTTAGTTTCTTCAGTTACCGGCTCGCTGGTGCGAGTCCAGGATGCGGCGCCGCATTTTGGACAATTAAACGCCATTGTAAAACCTTGGTTCGGGGGTTTGCCTGTTCCAATTATATCACGTTAAATTAGTTGTCTGAATTATCACCATCCACCATATTGTCATTATCAATTTTAAGCTCTAATTCAAGCTGTGTCTGAAAGCCCCCCTCACCTATCTGATGCACCACCCGGGCAATAATCCATTTGTGATTATCAATCACCGGTTTAAAGCCGCTTACCGTGACTGGCATTTCCGGAAACAGGTCTGCCCGGCCACGCGCCAGCGTAATCGAAAACTCCGCCGCCCCGCGTTGCAGTTTCAGCCACTTTGCCGCTGCCGCCCGTTTTGCCGCTGTCTCGGTTTTAAAGGTCTGACGCATCACAAAAACGTTACCCTCTGCCCCTTCCAGATATTCACCCTCTTTACTGCTTGATTTTTCTTTCTTTTCTTTTTTTGGCTTTTTACTTTTACGTTTCTTCCGCTTCACGCTGGTTTCCGGTTTTTTCCCGAAGTTGAGATCCAGCCAGTTCGCCTTTACGCCGGTGTAAGCGTCCCGGTCAGCCACGCGGAAGCTGTGCTTATCGCCGCTGTCACGGGTGATCACGATTTCCGGTATCGGCTTGCCGCTGGCTGACAGCCCTCGGTTCGGGATGATAAACAGCAAATTCCCGTTTTTGATAGTGGCAATAGCGCCCAGCATTTCAGCCATACGTGACAGAAAACTGATATCGCTTTCATTGGTCTGATCGGCGTGGTCTATTTCAATATCGATCAGTTGGCGGCTGACTGCCGGTGTCAGGTTGTAGCGCCCTGCGATAGCGCTGACCACCTTACCGACAGTGATATCGTGCCAGCTGTATTCGCGCTTAACGTTGAAGTCCTGCCGGAAGTCCGCAGACCGGGCGGTCACAATTAACTGGTCAGGCGGCCCGGAGTGACTTACCTCATCCACGGTAAAAATGCCTTTATGCGTCAGTGGTTCACCACGCCAGCCGATAGCGACACTGACCTCAACCCCGCGCGGCGGCAGCTCTATTTTCCCGTCAGTATCATCAATGGTGATTTCCAGCGTGTCAGCCTCAAAGCCCCGGTTGTCCGTCAGTGTCAGTCCCATCATGCGCCCGTTCAGGCTTAACACCTGCTTTCCGCCGATAGTGATATCAAAGGCCGGTTGCTTTACCAGTTCCGGATCAAAATAGTGTTCAAACATGCGCCCCCCTTATGCGGACACTTTCCCACATCGCGCGCGCGTGACTGTACCGCTTTTGCTTGTCACACGGATATCACAAGTGAAAGCGCATGATTTAGCAGGGTTTTATCATGACAATAGCTTTACTTCTTTTTTTGTGAGGCTGAATTATGACTTATCATCACGGCGTGGAAGTCAAAGAGACAACCAAACTCACCACCCTGATCCGCGACATAAACACCTCTGTAATCGGTGTTGTCTGCACGGGTGATGATGCTGATGCGGAACAGTTTCCGCTTGATACCCCCGTACTTGTAACCCGTATCCGTTCAGTGCTCGGGAAAGCAGGTAAAACCGGAACCCTGTATAAAACCCTGAAAGCGATTTCTGACCAGTGCAGCCCGAAAGTGATAGTGATCCGCGTAGCAGATGCGGCCAATATCCAGCCCAAAGAGGGCGAGGTGGCCAAAACTCAGGATCAGCTTGTTATCGGTGGCAATGGTGCCGATGGCTGCTATACCGGCCTGTATGCGCTTCTGACGGCAAAAGCCAAAACAGACGAGCAACCACGCATCCTGATTGCCCCGGAACTCGACACGAAGCCTGTGGCTCAGCAAATGGCTATTTTTGGCGAGAAGCTGCGCGCATTCGTCTATGTGTCCGCCAACGGCTGCACCACGATTGCCGAGGCGAAGGAATACCGCAGTGATTTCAGTCAGCGTGAAGTCATGGTGCTTTACCCGGACTGGATCGGCTACAACAGCGAAACCGGTAAAAATGAAATTATTCCCGCGCCTGCGGTGGCTGCCGGATTGCGTGCCCGTATCGACGATGAACAAGGCTGGCACAAATCATTATCCAACGTGCCGGTTAACGGCGTTCTCGGTATGTCTGCGGATGTGTACTGGTCACTACAGGACAAAGACACCGATGCAAACGACCTGAACGAAAAAGGCATTACCACCCTGATAAAAAACATGGGGTTCCGCTTCTGGGGTAACCGGACGTGTGACGAAGAAATTTATTTCTTTGAGGTCTACACCCGCACTGCGCAAATACTGGCAGACATGATCGCGGAGGCCCATTTCTCATACGTTGATAAAACGCTCACCCTATCTCTGATTAAAGACATTATCGACGGCATTCAGAAGAAAGGGGATCAGTTGGTTACCCAGGGGCGCTTACTCGGTTTCCGTTGCTGGTATGACCCTGCCGACAACCCGTCAACACAGTTACGTGATGGTCACGCGATCATCAAATATAAATACACGCCAGTGCCGCCTCTTGAGCGCCTCGGCCTTGAGCAGACCTTTACCGATGAATATTTTGCGGTATTCAATCAGTTAGGTTCAGGAGCGTAAATCATGGGAATGCCTAAAAAACTCTTTATGTTCGACCTGTTTATTAACGGTCAGACCTACCTTGGACAAGTAGAAGAGGTGACGCCACCTAAACTGACGATGAAAACCGAAGATTATCAGGGTGGCGGAATGCTCGGTGCCGTGGCGGTCAATCTCGGCTTTGATGCCGGGGCGCTCGACATGGACGTTGCAATGGGTGGCTTAAACATTGAACTCATCAAACAGTGGGGCGGTACGATTGACAGCCTGCAATTCCGTTTTGCCGGTTCCTACTATGACGATGCCACCGGAGAGACAACCGCGTATGAGATCCAGACACGCGGACGTTTTAACGAACTTGACCAGGGCACAGCAAAAGCCGGGGATAACACCCAGCATAAATACACGCTGAAAAATACCTACTGCAAAATCACTGCTGATGGTCAGGACATTTTCGAGCTGGATTTAATCAACATGAAATGGATCGTTGACGGCGTGGATCGCCTGGCAGAGCACCGTGCCAATATCGGTCATTAATTTTATCCGCAGCGTCGCGCCGTGGCGCTGATTACAACGCTTATTCACAGGAACTATCACTATGTCTATTGTTAAATTTAACAGCCCTGTCACTCTGAAAAATGGCAACGTCATTACCGAAGTTACGATTACTGACGCTATGCGTCAGGCCGGAACCCTGCGCGGCCTGAAAATGTGGGATGTCGCCACCGGGGATGTGAATTCTATGATCACCCTGCTCCCGCGCGTGACACAGCCGCGTCTGTCAGAACAGGAACTTTTCTCAATGCCGGTTGATTGCTTTTCTCAGTTGGTTAACGAGGTGGCGAATTTTTTAGCACCGAGTGCCCCGGACGACGAGACCCACGAACCGGAAGAATAATCACCGAAATACCCACCACGGATATTGATGACCTGATCGCCGATATCGCCGTGGTGTTCCACTGGCCGCCGTCCGCTTATGACGAAATGACAATTTCAGAATTAATTAAGTGGCACGGCCTTGCGGCGGCACGCACAGGACAGGACGAATGACAGATCGCAATCTCAGCATTCGGGTAGCACTTAACGCCGTCAATAACTTTACCTCACCGGTGAGTGCTGCACAGCGCAGCGCCGCCGGTTTCGCCTCTCAGATAAAAGCCACTCAGAACAATATCAGAAATCTGGCCGGGCAGGCGGCAACGTTTGACCGGTTATCTCAGTCCGTCAGACGCAATACCACGGCTTACGAAGAGGCAAAGGCAAAAGTTCAGGCTCTGCGCGACAGCTACCCGGCATTAAATCAGCGCACTGAAGAACAAAAACGCGCATTGGAACAGGCACGGCAGGCGCGTGACCGCCTTGGCCGTTCTCTCGACAGTGAAAAGCAAAAGCTACAGGCTGCGGCGGCGCAGCTGTACCGGCACGGCATATCTGTCCGGAACAGCGATAACGCCACAGCACAAATCACCCAGCGCACCGAAGCCTATAACCGGCAGCTTGAGGCACAACGCCAGCGGCTGACATCCGTTACCCGGGCACAGGCGCAGTACGAAAAAGCCAAACAACTGAGCGGAAAAATGGCAATGGGCGGTGCAGCAGCCGCTGCTGCCGGGGGCGGCGCTCTGTATGCCGCATCCCGCGTCATGGCTCCCGGTCGTGATTTTGATGAAGGCATGTCCGGCGTTCAGGCTCTGACCCGTCTGGATAAAAGCGACCCGCGACTGAAGATGCTGCGTGACCAGGCGCGGGAACTCGGCGCCAGTACCGCATACACGGCAACCGATGCGGCATCCGGTCAGAAATTTCTCGCAATGGCAGGTTTCACGCCGGAAGCCATTAAAGCCGCCCTGCCCGGAATTCTTAACATGGGTCTGGCCGGAGATATGGATCTCGGTGAGGCTTCTGATATCGGTTCAAACGTCCTGACTCAGTTCAGGATGGATGCTGACCAGATGAACCGCGTCTCTGACGTTCTGACCGCCACCTTTACCCGCAGTAACACTGATTTACGGATGCTCGGCGAAACGATGACTTATGCCGGGCCCGTTGCCGCACAGCTCGGGGTCAGTCTGGAAAGTATGGCCGCTATGGCCGGTACGATGGCCGATAACGGGATCCGCGGTTCAATGGCAGGTACGTCACTGCGTGCCGGTTTATCCCGCCTTGTTGCCCCTGTCGGCAAAGGTCAGAAGGCAATGGAGCAGCTCGGCGTATCGATCAAGGATTCTAACGGCCAGCTGCGGGATGCCGGGGATATCCTGAAAGATGTCGGCAAGGCACTGAAGCAATTCGACCAGGCAAGCCAGATCCGGATTAAAAAGGAGATATTCGGCGAGGAAGCAATGGTCGGCATGGGTGCCGTTATCGACGCTACCGGAAACGGCCGTTATGACGAACTCAAAAAAGCCAACGAAAACAGCGGCGGCGAAGCGGATAAAAACGCCAAAGTCAAAATTGACAACCTGAAAGGGGATTTAAAGCAACTGCAATCTGCCTGGGAAGACCTCGGCATTCAGATGCAGGAAAGCGTTGATTCCCCGCTGCGCAATCTGGCACAAGGCATTACCAATGTAATCAGCAGTATCAGTAACTGGATGAAAGCACATCCTGAGCTGACATCCGCACTGATTAAAGCCGGACTAATCATCGCCACCGTGACCGCTGCACTCGGCACACTGGCGGCTGGTGCTGCCGCTGTTATGCTGCCGTTTGCGGCTATGCGCCTGAGCCTTTCTCTGTTAACCGGCGGTCAGGGATTGATGGGGACGGTTGGCGCATTCGGCAAGCTTTTTAATGTGATAAAACTCGGCGCATCAATGGCATCCGGTGCCCTTTCGCTGTTAATGAGCCCTGTCGGGCTTGTCGTCGCCGCTGTCGTTGGTGCGGCGCTGCTGATTTATAAATACTGGGATCACGTAAAAGCCTTTTTCGGCGGGTTCTTTGAAGGTCTGATGACTGCCCTTGCTCCGCTCGGTGAGGCATTCAGCGCGGTATTCGGCGGCCTAGCACCGGTTTTTGATGGTATCTGGACGGCGATCAAAAAGGTGTGGGAATGGCTTTCCGAGCTGTTTACGCCGATTAAAGCTTCTGATGAGGCACTACAGGCCTGTACGTCTGCCGGTAAAATATTTGGTGAAGTTGTTGGCATTGCTATCCGTTCCCTGCTCGCCCCGATTGAGCTTGTTGCTCAGGGGATCGGCTGGATTCTGGAAAAACTCGGGATGGCACCAAAAGCCGCCGAAGATGCCGTAAATAAAATCAACAAAATGAAGCCTGTTGAACTCTCCGCCGAGGATGCCGCGAAGCTGAAAGGCCAGGGTGAAAAAGTCATGAGCCTGTTCACGCCTAAGTGGAAACTGCCGAAAGGTGCCAGTGACTTTATCGACAGTGCGGGTAAAAAGGTTTCAGACGTTGCCGGGAAAGCGAAGGAGAAATTAACCGGCGCGTGGGATGAAGCCATTAAAGAAGCGGAGAAAAAGAACAAACAGAAGGAAGCCACAGAAGCCGCTTACGGCTCACGGGTGTATGACCCGACAGCGAAAAAAGACAAAGACGGTTCCGGCTTCAGCAGCCCAGCAGACAAGGCGGCAAAAGACCCGAATAAACTCGGTGAAATCGTCTTTAAAAATTTCCCGGCAATTAAAGCAGTCGACGGGCTGTATCAGGATCCGTCTGTACGTTCTCCGTCTGCCTTTAAGCGCGTACCGACTCCGGATATTGCCGCGTCAGACTTCACTCCGACAAAAATGGAAATGCAGCGCCCGGCTGCACGGCAGGACATTAAACAGGAAGGAGATAAAATTGAGCTGCATTTTCACGGCGTGGATATGACAAACGCGAAAAGTATCGCGGCACTGGTACGGCAGGAACTGGAAAAACTGAAACGCTCTCAGGACAGTCGCCGCCGGTCGCAACTAACAGATATAGGGTAACCGCTATGATGATGATTTACGGTATGTTTGTTTTTATGCTGGAAACCATACCTTACCAGAACTTACAGCGATCAATGAGCTGGCGCTATGCCAAAAATGACCGTGTCGGTCGTTCCGCAAGCTGGCAGTATATCGGGGCGGGTGAGGATAAGATTACCCTGAACGGTGTGCTGCTGCCGGAAGTGACCGGCGGTGATATCTCACTGGAACTTCTGCGCACAGCCGCCTATCGCGGACGGCCTTACCCTCTGATTGAGGGTACCGGCATGATTTACGGTATGTACATCATGGACGGTCTGAACGAAGGCCGGGCAGAGTTCTTTTCAGACGGTAAAGCAAAGCGGATAGAGTTCAGTATTTCCCTGGTGAAAGCCAGTGAGGATCTGCGCGAACGGCTGGCCGAGATGGAGTTCAGCGATTTGATGGACATGCTTCCGGTGTCGTTATAAAAACAGTAATGGGTGAAATTATTTTCACCCTTTTTTTATTTTCTCTTCTGCCTTTCAGCCGGAAAATACCGGTAAATCGTCGATACCCCCACACCATAAATAATTGCCAGCTGCTGCCGGGAACATCCTTTATCCAGCAGACGGCCGATTTGTTCACGGTCGTTTTGTGTCAGTGCCGCTGGTCTTCCTCCGACTCTGCCCTGTGCTCTCGCGGCGGCCAGCCCTGCTAATGTCCGCTCCACTATCAGCTCACGTTCCATTTCTGCCAGCGCTGACATGACGTGAAAGAAAAAGCGCCCCATAGCGGTACTGGTGTCGATACTATCCGTCAGTGACCGGAAGTGTGCGCCGCGCTCGTGCAGATCAGATATCAGTGCTATCAGGTTCTTAACACTGCGCCCGAGCCTATCCAGTTTCCACACTGCCAGTGTATCGCCCGGCTGAATGGCCTTTAATGCCCGTTTCAGTCCCGGCCTGACGGCGGTTTTACCGCTCATTTTGTCCTCAAAAATCTGGTCGCAATTTATACTGATAAGCGCATTTCGCTGTAAATCGCTGTTTTGGTCAGTTGTTGATACGCGGATATAGCCGATGACAGCCATTATTTTCCCTCATGTTTGCTGTAATGGCGGGATTATTACGGATTTATCCGGTTATGGCTGCATTCCCGGAAACCTTGGTTTAGAAGAAAAGTTAAATACAAAGCTTGATAAATCCGCTCTTGTATCAGAAATCGGTTACAGCAATGAAAAAGTCATGGATCAGCGGATTGTCACAAATAAACTGAATGAAAAAATAGATAAATCATCCATAGTCCATGTTCTGGGGGACAGGGAGGATGCTGTTGTCAGTCAGCACGGAGTACAAAAAGCCATTGCTGCGATTAATGATGAATTAGCGAAAAAAGGGAATAAAAACACAGCTCTTAAATCGTCCCGTGGCTGGTATAAGGATGAGTCAACCGGAATGATAGTGCAGTGGGGGGATTGGTCTGTCGGTGAAGGTGGCGGCGGAGAGGTTACCGTTAATTTTGCGATACCGTTTCCTTTCAGCGGCGTGGTATCAGCAATATCAGTCAATGATGCAGCGGCACAAATGGTGGGATACAGCCTTATTGGCAAAACCAGCATGAAAGTTATCAAGGGTTCTAATGACGACCGTGGTCGTTCTGGTCAGTATATTGTGTGGGGGTGGTGATGAATAAATACAGATTTAATCCTGAAAACAACATGTTCTACCCATACAGCATGAAAGAAAGCTACGAGACTTCCGGGGACTGGCCTGCTGCCGGTGCTGATGTCAGTGAGGATATTTTCCTTAAATTTATCGGAGAGGCACCTGATGGGAAAAAGCTGGGTTCAGATAAGAAAGGCAATCCGGTGTGGGTTGATATTCCGCCTCTGATGCATGAGCAACATGTCGCTATTGCTGAGTTACGAAAACAGGCACTGATTGCTGAAGTCCCCACAGAAACAGAAATGCTCCGGGCTAAACTGGCTCTTGGCCGCATCAGTGATGATGAAAAGGTGCTGTTAAATGCCTGGCTGGATTATCTGGACAAATTGAAGGCGGTGGACGTATCCACCGCCCCGGATATTATCTGGCCGGTAAAACCGGTGGTGTAGGCCATACCGCATCAGCCCCGAGGGATGGATCTACCGCCTGCACTTCCTGCACGTACAGCATCCATTCTTTGAGGCTGGTTTCATCTTCTTCTGTGATTATTCCCAGCATTAATTGTGTCTGCCAAAGCCGAGTTTTTTGCATAGCCCCAGTAATCAGTGCCTGTTTGTCGTATTCCGCTTTTGCGATCAGTTGTTCTTTCGTTGGTCGCGGATTTGTGATGTTATCCGCTTCCTCTTTGGTGATTTCAGTCACTTTTTCTTTTATCCACTCTTTTGCAGAGTCGTTATCTTCAAGTGCATAAACTTCATTATTTTTCGTTTTGTAATATTTCATAGCGAGTACTCCAACCAGAAGTTAATAACAGTCCATTCTGTCGGCTGTCCCCATCCTCCGTTAACGCTATATCTTGCGCCGGGCGGAATCACAGCAGTTAAACAAATAACCTCATCAGCAGTTGTCCAGCGATAATCCGCACGATGTTGTACTCCGTTATGAATGACCTGAATATCAATACTGAAAGGATATTGAGTACCTGTTCTGTTCGTTTCTACATGAACAATCCGGGGTTTGCTGTCGGTATTGGTGTACCAGACTTTATTTTGACGGCTGGTCGTCAGGTTTCTGTAGGTTTGTCCGACACCAAAAAGCTGATCTGTAGTCGCAATATTTTTACCGTCAATTTTGAAACCATCAGTACCGATAGTTAGAGTGTTACCTGTTGCCACGTTTGCAATGCTGAGTTTATTGCTATTGGTTATTCCCCACCAGGCAGCAAGGGCGGCCTGCAGATAAAGCTCCTGATAAACTGATGTCCCGGCAGTGGCTTTGAGGGTGTTAACGCGGCCACCGTTTGATTCAACATCAAGCTGACCATTAACATTGAACTTATCTGTGATCTTCATTTTTCGTGATGTCACGGTATTTTCAAGGGTAACAGTGTTACCACCGGTCATTCCAAGCCACCACTTCAGAATATTGTTAAGGTACCCCTCAAGGTAAACGGAAGTCTCGCTCTCACCGACCGGCTTCAGTGTTAACCCACGACCGCCTAGAGATGCAATATCCACCTGCCCGCTGACCGTTCCGCCGGTCTTATCGAACTTCTTATTCAGCAATTCCGATAAACCAAGGTTTTTGATAAAGGTATCTTTATTCGGGATATCTGCGCCGTTCTGGTCTTTGGTGAGCTTGCTGTTTACTTCTGTTTTTGTGGCATAGTCGCCGGTTGGCTGCTTTCCTGACAGGCCATTATTTAATTCTGTCCTAGTTGCATAGTCGCCTGTCGGCTGTTTACCCGATAGTCCTGTACTTAACTCGCTTTTAGTGGCGTAAATTCTCGCTGCTTTAGTCTCTGATTCCTGAATTGCAGCATCAATACTTTTGGTCACATACTCCCGTGTTGCCAGCACCACGGACGGATCCACTTTCAGGGTGATGGCCTGAGTGCTGCTGACCATCAGCACCATCTGAATGACCTGTGTCCGGCCAGACCCTTCCTGTAAATTCGGCTTGTAGGTTTCCGGAGCGTTGCCGACTGCGATCAGACCACCGGTATCATCAAACAGACCGATTTCGCGAATCCACCAACCGCCCTCATTTTCAGGGATCACCTGTTCGGCAATGATGAAATTCGGGTTTTTCTCGTCAATCGATACCTGATTGACTGCCGCCCGGCGGGTTTCGCGGACTAACTTTGTTTGTGCCGGATCAGGAACCGGCAGTGTGCCGCCGCCGTCACCGACCGCCATTGCGGAAATATTCATCTGTGTACCCAGCGCGACAGCGTTCGCCAGCTGTGCCGCGCCGTAGTTCGTCAGGATAGCGAAATACTTTGCTGTCATGGGTTTACTCTCACTTTATCAATGGTTATCAGTGCGGCGCCGAGATAGTCCGCGCTTTCCACCCGTACCGTTTCCGGTATGTAGGGATAAACAGTCAGCGTGTCGCCGGTGTTGGCGGCAGCACCGCAGTAAAAATTGCCGGATGTGCTCAGGTTAATAGACAATCCCAGCAGGTGGCGGCTGACTGGCTTTGCGTCGAATATCAGGCGCTCCAGCTCGTAATAGGTTTCCTCGGTGATGCCGGTTTCCGATACACCGACTGTCAGGCGGAATGTCCCGTTCCGGTCACCGGTTTTCCACCACTCAGTGACGCTGATCAGATAACCGAGCGGCTCCACGACACGCCGCAGCGCACCGATGGTGCCCTTATGTTTGTGAACAAACATTGACGCCTTGATAACGTCTCGCTTTGTCCGCTCCGGCCAATCTGCATCCCAACGGTCAACCGACCACGCCCACGCCAGATAGGGCAGCAGAGGCAGCGGACAGGTATCAGGATTGACCAGGGTTTTCAGCGGCACCGGCACGCGCTGTATTTCTGCGCACGCCTGAGCAGCGGCAAGTTCCAGCGGACTGGAGCCGGTCGGCAGCAGGCGGCTACTCATCAGAACCCCCGACCGTCACTGTCACATCGGTACAAAATGATGCCTGGGTATTGCTGATCACGATATCTTTTGCCGGGCTTTTCAGTTCAACACGCTGAACCCCCTCAACATGCAGGGCGGCGTAAATGGCTGACAGCCGGATATCACGCCCGATGCGGTGCTGCTCTTTCACATACCGCGCAATCCGTTCCCGGGCGGCGGCTTCTATCGGTTCGGATTCCGGTGTCGGGAACAGATAAAGCACCGCATCAATGGTGTAATTGATAATTTCCACGGATTTCACAGTCACGCGGTCAGCCACCGGGCGCACATTCTCATCATTCAGCGCCTTATCAACGAGGGTCAGCAGTTCTGCCGGTGCCGTACCGTCACCCTCGCGTGACAGCACACTGACGGTCACACAGGCAGGTTCCGGACTGATTGCCGAGGCATCCGCGACCAGTCCGGATGCGCTGCGGGCATGAAAAACATAAGCGCCGACCGGCCCGGCAACGCTCATCCCCTCAAACGCCTGCGGAATACGCATCCGGAAATCAGCATCGGATTCATAAACGGCCGGCAATGGCGGGATCACGGTATCGTCAGCCTCCCGGACAACCAGCCGGGGAACGTTGTTGTTTGCGCCCAACTGATCCAAATCCGCCCCGTAGGCATAAGCCACCATACAGGCGCGGGCGGCTTCATTGACCCGCTGCCGCAGCAACAACTCACGGTAGGCGTTTTCCTGTAACAGTTTGGTCAGCGGCTCGGATTCCAGTTGCAGCACACGGGCGACCGGCGTTCGCAGTTCTTCCGGCAGAGAGGCCAGCAGCGCGGCTTTACGCTCAGTAAAAATCTGTTCGAAATCTAACGTTTCGATCACGTCCGGCGGCGGTAACTGGCTGATATCGATGGTTGGCATGATTACCCCCGGGGAATTTCTGCCGTAAACGGCTGGTTATCGGTTTTTGTGCCCTGAAAATACAGGGTCGGCACGTTGTTTTCGTCCGGTTTTACTTCAATGCGTTGCAGGCTGATACGCGGCTCCCAGCGCATTAACGCCATATAACAGGCACTCATGACTTTCAGGCACGTTGCCTTGTTATCCGGTTCATCAATCAGTTCTGACAGTAACGAACCGTATTCACGGCGCATCACGCGGGAACCGATCGGCGTGTGCAGAATGTCGTACATGCTCTGCGTAATATGCGCATCGTCACTAATGGTCATGCCCGTTTGTCTGTCAAATCCGCTGTATGTCATGCCGGTGTGTCCGTATTGCTGTTGCCCCGCTCTACCCCGCCATGTTTATGGGTATGCAGCGTGACACCGTTAGAGTTAATACTGCCGCCGGTATGATTAAAGTTACCGGTCATTTCACCGCCTTTTTCCACATTCAGGGTTGCGCACGTCAGATTGTCTGAACACACCACTTTCGGGGTATTAAAATTAATCTGCGTGCTGGCCGTCACTGTCACTTCCGGGGCGGTGGCATCAATTTTTTGCGCGGCGTTCACCGTGGCTTTCTGAATGCCGGTCACCGTTAATTCACCGGTTTCCGGCTCGTATTCGATCACAGCACCGTCACTAAATGTTTTGTGCATAGCCTGCGCACTGTGGCTCGGTGCGCTGTTTTTATCGCTGTACAACGAACACAGCACAAAGGCCGTGGTTAATTCACCATTCACAGCGCCGATAATGACCTGCTCACCGGCAACCGGCGCCCACCATGACCGCCCCGCTCCGGCACGGTCAGTGCCCCAGCGGATCCAGTCAGTGAGAATGTCTCCGGTTCTGACCCGGCAAACCATCTTTTCAGTGTTCACCTCTTCAACCACGCCTACGCGTAACAGGTTGGAAATAAGGCGTTCCAGTTCATTCAGTGTCATCGTGAGTTCACCAAATCCTGATAAATAAGTTCCAGCAGCCCGGCGCGTTCGTACTGCGACAGGCCGAGTAATTCACGTTTCGGGTACTGCGTCCGCGCCAGCTCGTTAACGGCACCGGTGAGGCCATACTGATGCTGCCGGGCAATGGCGGCGGCTTTACCCTGAAACCCGACAATAGCGGCATTCGGAAAAGCCTGTGCCCGTAAAAACCGGGCAGTGCGCAGCCGCTTAAACATCGGATCACCGCGCTTTGTGCTGCGGCGGGTTTCTGACAGGTCGATTGACAGAAAGCGCTCAATATCTTTCCGCATGAATGACCGTACCGCGCCGCGCTCTTCGTCATAGCCGGTAATCATCCGGCCGTTGCGCCCCCTGGTGTTACGCCAGCCCCGCAGACGGCGGACTTCGCCCTTATACAGAAATTCAACGCCCCGCTTTGACCGCAGCACCTGTGTTTTTCTTGCCTGGTAAGGTGAGCCGTCCGCATTTTGCTGACTGCGGATCCGTTTCTGCTGGTCTGCCCGGATAGCCTTTGCCAGTTTTGCCGACAACCGGCGGCGGTATGCCGGGCTTGTCGTTGACAGCAGCCGCGATAATTCGGCATCCAGCTGTGAAAACAACGCGGTTTCGTTACTCACGCTACCCCCTTACACCTGACGCGGTTTAAATTCCGGCTCAGGCAGATGTGTTACGGTTTCTTCTTCTTCTCCGTCTCCGCCCTCAACAACAACACGCTCGGTAACGGGCAGTACAATCAGAATGTCGGCTGTGTCGTTGTCCAGAATGTCAGCATCAAAACGGATCCCGCCCTCGCGTTTATCTGGGTTAAATATCAGCGCCGGTTGTTGCTCCCGCACCCACTTCAGCACCGGCAGCATCAAATCATCCAGGGAGTTCGGGTAATCCATTGCCAGCAGATTCAGCTTGTAGCTGTACATGAATGAATTTCCCGGCTTGCCGGTGGCAATAAGATTTCCCTCTGAGGCGTAGACCTCCAGTGATTCCGGGTTCTGCTGAAAACGCGGCTCTCGCGCCGTCAGAAATTCCCGCAGTAACTTCGGTTTCAGCATCACTGCCCCCTGTAGTGGTTAATCGCACTGACACAGCGCTTTTCAAGGCTTTTACGGTCAGTACCGCAGCTGTTATCTGTCAGCAGACAGACCGATGAAATCAGAAACACGGCCAGAAAAGCCAGGGTGCCAATGACATAACAGACTGTTTTCATGGTGATACCCTGCACTGTTTTTCTAACTCCCTGACCCGGGATTGCAGATAATCTAATTTTGCCTGGTCGCTGATGATTCCGGCTCTGATATCGAAAACAGTTCGTTCAGCTTTTTCAGTGAGTCGGATTTCGGCTCCATCGCCCACGCTGCCGCCGCCGGTATTTCTGCCTGCTGACAATTCACAGGTGGCAAGGTCGGCACCGGTGAGCCGCAACCGGCGAGCACCATCACGAACGGCATTACGCAGATGATTATTTTCCTCAAGCGCATCTTTCAGTTTTCCTGTGTGTCTGGTGTCCAGTTCTGCGGCTTTACGCTGTGCTGTCCGCATCCGTTCCGCTGCCGCATCACTTTGCTGTTTCGCTGCCAGCGTCAGCGCGTTTAATGTGGTCTGGTGCGTGGTAGTCAGTACGGCGATTTTTCTGTCGTAGTACCATTTCCCGCCGACAGTCAGCAGTAACAGGCCGACAATGGCATAGGTCGAAAAGCCGCTCTTATTCATCATCCAGACCCCAGCACGCAAGCGCGGCTTCCTGTTCCCGGCGCAGCACCTGACCGTAACAGCCGTTTTTCTGCCCTTTGGTCTTCCGGCAGTCTTTGCCGCCGTCATAGATCCAGCGTTTTATTTCCTGACAGGCACCGCGCTTATCACCGGCATTCAGTTTTTTGAAAAATGTGGATGTGAAACATTTCCCCGGGCCGATGTTATACGGACAAAAACTGGCAATACCGGCAATCTGTGCATCATTCAGCGGCACATGCACATTACGCAGCACCCACTGCACCGCCTTTTCAGCCTCGATACGGTTCACTTTGGCGCACTGCTCCGCTGTCAGTGTCATACCGCGCTTTACCGGCAGGCCGTCAATCCGGGTCACGCCCCGGCAGATAGTCCAGATACCGCCGCCGTCCTGATACGCGGTCAGCGAATTACCTTCTTTCTCATCCAGAAACTGATCGACAATGGCCGTCGCTCCGGCACCCCCCAGCAACAAACCGATCATTACTTTGCTGAATACATTCAGGTTGTTCTGTTGCATCACAATTCCTGTTTCGGTGCGGTAATGAAATCTTTTGCGGATCCACTGCTGATACCCTGCTGTTTCAGGGTTTCCACATAATCCGCCCATATTTCAGTGCGTTTCTGCTGTGAACGCCGGTTAAGCAGATAATTCATGACACCAAGGCCGATACTGAAAACCAGACCGATCAAAAATCCCCATTCAAACAGAGAGAATCCGGAGAAAAATGCACCGGCGGTGGCGAAAAAATAGGTTAATCTGCTGTGTAATTCGTCCATCCCTAATCCCACAATTGAACGGTATCTTTCTGTTTCGGTTCGGTGATATCCGGCATTTCCACCCACTGCCCCGGACGTAAAACGGTTGCCAGACACAGACCCGGATTCGCATCAAGCACCTGCGTGACGACTCCCTGCGTGCGCCGGTAGTGCCGGTAACAGAGTAAATCCACGGTATCGCCCTGCTGTGCCTGTACTTTCATTACGCCAGCTCCGCCACCATGCGCCGCAGCCCCATCAGGTCACGGACGGCGTTCTGTCCGTCACGGCGCAGATCATCAATCTGCGTGCTCAGGGCTTCCGCGTGTTTTTCACCTTCGCGGGTTGTGTCGATATCACGATAATTTTCAATCAGATATGACTTTGTGAAGCTGTAAACCGCCTGGCGGTATAAAAACAAATGCCGGGTTTCGTCGTTGACCGGTGTTGACGGCACATCACCCAGCGTTTCCGCTGTCTGCGCTGCCTGCCATTCTTTCAGCAGGTCATTGACATACAGGGCGGCACTGGTAGCTGCGTGCTTCAGTCTCGCGGTAGTAACGGTGCCGTTAACCCGCATAGCCCAGCGCAGATCAGACAATGTGATATCCGGGTAAAACGGGATGGTTGTCACCACAACGCCCTTGTCACTGATATCTGTCGTTTCATCGGTCGGCGCAACGGCCTTGGGTGCGACTAATCCGCTCATGGGATCACCTCGGTAAAAAAACGGCGGTGGACGATGAGGACACAGTAATTAACCCCGCCTCATCGTGCCGCCGTGGCACACGGGGGTGCATTCGGTTATGACGCGGCTTTTTTCCGCGCCGTGGCTGTCTTTTTAGCGCTGCCCGGCTTTGGTTTTGTGCCGGTATTTTTCGCCGGTTTCTTTTCCGGTTCCGGCGCAGCGTCCTGTTTACTGTCGTCCGCTTTTTTCAGCTCCCGTTGCAGCAGTTCAATATCCCGTTTCACGCCGGATTTGCTGTGCAGCAGCAGCGCACGCTGTAACAGCTCAAGCGCCCGGGATTTATCTTCCGGCTGCTTACTCAGGCGCAGTGTGTACGCCAGTGCTTTACAGAGTTTTGCCTGTACTTCGTTTGGTACATCATGGTACTCAGTCAGTGTTCTGACGCGTTCCAGTACCGGCAGCGGGATCAGCTGGTCAGCACCGACACCGGCAGAAAACAGGGTCAGCGCTTTATCACAGATTTCATCAATCACCATCACCGCCGGTGTGCGGTTGTAGCGTTCCGGCAGCGGTAAATTGTGTGCCAGCACGTAACCTGCCATATCCAGCGCCCGGTCATAGTTTCCGCAGTCAATCTGCCAGACCAGAACGGTCGTAAAAACCTCATCTGACTGGCCGGTATTGGCCGCAATAACGCCGTCAATCCACGGTTCGTACTGGTCAAGCACCGTTTTCTTGTACTCAATTTTGAACTCAGTGCCCTGAATATCGCTCAGGCGTGACTGATCGTGACGCAGACGATGCAGGATCTGCTCGTATGCCGTCATGTTTGCGGTTGTTTGTTCGCTGCCCCGGCGCTCTGCCATGACTCTTTGCCAGTGCTCCTGAGCAGGTGTTAACTGTTGCATTGCATATCCCCCGATAAACACCGGTGCCCGGCGGCACCGGCTGTGACAATGTTATTCGCCGCCGCTCTCAGCTTCGGCGTAAGTGATACCTTCAATCAGGCAGGCGAGGCCGTAATCTTCCACGGCATAACCGTCATTACTCTGTGCATAGGTGGCAATACGGTTATATTCCGGCTCATTTTTAATGAAGCGGTTTAACTTGCCTTTCTGCCAGTAAATGGACAGGTTTTTCATGGTGGTGATTAACACAGCACCGTCAGGGAAATACGGCACCTGAACAGACGGAATCCCGCCTACACTGCTGAGTTTCATCAGTTCTTTACCGGCCATCAGTTCCATATTCGGGTTTTGCTGGCTGTGCTGATTGATGATTTTGAAGTTTTTCTGTGTGACCAGCTGACGGCCGACAATCGCCACCAACCCGGCAGCGTTGCGGTGCCACGGATCGATCAGGTTGTTTACTGCGTCATACACAACGGCATCAATATTGGCGTAACGGCCTTTTTTGATGATTTTCCCGTCCTCGTCACGCGAAGTCAGGGTGATGTTTTTCATCACACGCTGCGGTGCCCGTTCACGCACAAGCTGTAACCAGCCGATATTGACGTCCTGAAGTAACGGGTTTTGCTGACGATCTGATTTCGCCGCACACTTAACCCCGTTAAAACCAATCATCAGGCGATCAAGCCCTTCACGCTGAATAATCTGCTGATTAATCAGGCTCTGAAACTGAGGGTGACCCGCCCAGGCGTCGAGCTGGGTATACGGGATCATTGAGTCAAAATTGGTCTGTTCACAGGCGTAAGTGTTTTCTTCCATCCCGAAAGCCTGTGCAGGCTCGCGGCGGTCAGTGGTTGACGTATTGCGGCTGGCAATCGGCTGATTTGACGCAATCAGAATCGTTGACCCTTTTTGTTCAGTCACACCGAATGAGTTGATTTCTTTCAGGAAAGGGCTGCTTTCCATCACGGCCTTTTCAATCTTCTGCTGCACTGACGGATCAACAGAAAATTGCAGTGATTTACCGTCACGGACGGCATGGTTTAAACGCGCCTGATTGTCCAGGTAGGACAGATACGCTTTATTTGCTTCAGGTGTTAATGACATATCAGTTTTTCCTTAAAATTCAGACTGAACGTAACCGCCGTTACCGGTGGAAAGCTGGCGCTGTTCGTTATCCGCGTCAGTGCCGCCGAGCTGCGTTTTCAGGGCGGATAATTCCTGTTTCAGGGTCGCGACTTCACCTGACAGCGTTTCTTTTTCGGCAGTCAGTTTCTGCATGGCCGTTAATGCCTCTGCACAGGTTTTCGCGGTCAGGTTGATACCTTCCTGCAACGCGGCAATGTCGTGATTGCTGTTTTCACGCTGAAAACCGAGCACTTTTTTCAGGCCGTCGAGAAATTCAGCTGCCAGTGATTTTTGCTCTGCCTGCTGCTTTTCGGCAGCGCTCATCTTCACGACAGTTTCCAGTGATGCGGTATAGGTATTTTTCGCATCTTCCGGCAGGCCGCGCTCACGGTTACTCAGGGTGATAACCTGCGTGCCGAATGCCGCCGGGGTATCAGTCAGCGCAACACCGGTCAGATAGGCACCTTTCGCCGCGTCATTCGGGCAATCCGGTAAAAATTCGATACTGGAGAAAATCTTCTGGCCGCTTTCGTTCAGGGCGATTAATGGTGCGTCTTTGACCGGGTCAATGGTGGCGGAGATTTCCAGCGCCAGTTTTCCTTTTAACGGCCCATCCTGTAACTCAAATGCACGGGCAGAATCGATCATGGAAAAATGACGCCATGTACTGTCAGGTAACACACTGGTGATGTGTTCCAGATTGATACGCGCGGCGTACAGCTGCGGATTATAGTTGTCAGCCATCTGCTGAATCTGGTCACGCGTGACAGCAAAGCCGTTTAACGTGCCGCCCTCGGTGCAGACGATGACCTGTAGTTTTTTATTGTCTTCTGGCATGGGTTTTCACTCCGGAGATAACGACAATTCTGTGTGTCTGTATCTTCGCAAGTGCTTGTTTCCGGTTCAAAAGCTTTGCCTTGTGACATCGGTGTGACAAGTGAAACCCGTGGAGGTGTACGCGCGCGATGTGGGAAAGTTGACGCATGATAACTGACTCTCAGCGCGATCCGCGGTCGGAAGCGAAAAGCCTGTACTGGCAGGCGTACAGTATTTCACAGATAGCGTCACACCTCGGTGTGAGCGCCAACACGCTCTATTCGTGGCGCAGACGGGATAAATGGGATGAAACCCACCCTGTTCAGCGCGTCAGTGATGAGATGCATGTCCGCATTCTGCGGATCCTCAATAAAAAAGACCTGACCGCGCACGATTTTAAAGTGATGGATTTTCTCGGCCGTCAGATGGCGCGGCTGAACAAAGAAAGCGATAAGCAGGAGAAGGAGAAGAAGCCGAAGACGCCGAAGAACCACTTTACCGAAGAGCAGATCGAACAACTCCGGCAGCTGGCTCTGGAACCGCTGTTTGAACATCAGAGGAAGTGGTTTAAGCAGAAAAACCGCCGTAACCGCATGATTTTAAAATCACGGCAAATCGGCGCGACCTGGTATTTTGCCCGGGAAGCACTGCTGCACGCACTGGAAACCGGCAATAACCAAATATTCCTGTCAGCCAGCCGGGCACAGGCGCATCAGTTTAAAGGCTTCATTATCGCCCTCGCGCGGCTCGTCGGCGTGGAGCTGAAAGGCGGGGATAAAATTATTTTGTCCACCGGTACAACATTCTATTTTCTCGGTACGGCTGCGGCATCCGCACAGTCTTATACCGGCGATCTCTATTTTGATGAGTTCTTTTGGGTGGCTAACTTCGCCGAACTGCGCAAAGTGGCGGCGGCTATGGCCTCACAGGTCGGATTACGCCGGACTTATTTCTCTACCCCATCATCTGAAGAGCATGAGGCTTATCCGTTCTGGACAGGGGACTTCTTCAATGAATCCCGGCCTGAATCCAAAAAAATCAGCATTGATACCACACACAAAACCCTGAAAAACGGTGTGCTGTGCGGGGACAATATCTGGCGACAGATTGTCACTATTCATGATGCGATTAACAGCGGGTTTGACCTGATATCACTGGCGGATATCGAAAGCGAGAACACCCCGGACGATCTCGAAAACCTCTATAACTGTAAGTTTGTTAAAGCCGGTGAACGGGCATTCGACTATAACGCCCTTATTTACCGTGGTGTTGATGGTTATAACCGTGATGTCTGGCCGGACTGGAAGCCTTACGCCGACAGGCCGCTCGGTAATAAACCGGTGCGCATCGGTGCCGACCCGACCGGCACCGGCGGCAATGGTGACGGCCTCGGCCTCGCTGTGCTCGCCCCGCCTGCCGTTCCCGGCGGGAAATGGCGGGTTGTCGAGGCGCTGCGCTTCCGTGGCATGGCCTTTGAAAAACAGGCTGAAGAAATCAGAAAACTGACACTGCGCTACAACGTACAGGGGATCAACATTGATATTACCGGCGGTACCGGTGAAGCCGTGTATGAGCTGGTGAAAAAATTCTACCCGGCAGTACAGGGCATCCGTTATACCCCGCAGGTCAAGCGGATGATGGTGCTTAAAGCGCAGATGCTTATCCGCAACGGGCGCATTGAATATGATGCCGGGGCATCACAGATCCCGTCGTCTTTCATGACTATCAAAAAAGTTATCACACAGGGCGGCATTGTCACCTATGCGTCAGACCGCACACGCGGTGTTGATCACGGGGATATTGCCTGGTCTGTTATGAACGTTTTATACGCTGAACCTATCGGCAGTGAATCCGCAGACAGCGGATCCTGCGTATCGGAGTTTTAACAATGAAAAAAAAGAAAACACTGCCCGTCACCAACAAAGCAGAGTTACCCGCTGACAAGCAGTGTGCTGCATTCACCTTTGATAATCCTGTGCCGGTCACCGGTGCTTATGACCTGCTCGACTGCATGGAGTGCGCGAAAACCGATAAGTGGTATGAAACGCCGTTAGACTTCTACAGCATCGCCCGCGCATTCCGTTCAGCGGTACATCATGAATCACCACTGCTGTTTAAGCGCAACGTTATCATGAGCTGTTTTATCCCACATAAATCCCTGTCCTATCAGGAAATGAATGCCTACGTTCTTGATTATCTTGTATTCGGAAACGGATATCTTGAGCGCCGCCGCAATATGTTCGGCGGACTGCTGCAACTGAAACGATCACCGGCCAAATACACACGGCGCGGGATTGACTTGGACACCTATTATTTCGTTCAGACATGGCAGGATGCACATGAATTTAAGCGCGGTGATGTTTTCCACCTGATCAATCCGGATATTAACCAAGAGATTTACGGGCTGCCAGAATATCTGGCCGGGCTGATATCCGCCAAACTCAATAAATCGGCTACCACATTCCGAGTCAACTACTATGAGAACGGCTCACACGCCGGAGTGATTGTTTATCTTAATGATGCACTGGCCGACCCGAACGGCGTTGAAGATCTGAAAGGCGCATTGCAGAAATCACGCCGTGACGGGGCTTTCAAGAACCTGTTTGTTTATTCGGCCAACGGGAAAAAGGACGGCATTCAGATCCTGCCGTTCAGCCAGATAGCAGCCAAAGATGAATTTATGAACGTGAAGGATGCCACCCGTGATGATTTGCTTGCCATGCACCGTGTGCCGCCGCAACTGATGGGTATCGTGCCGACCGGCGCGGGCAGCTTCGGGGATGTGGAAAAGGCCGCAAAAGTTTTTTCTATCAATGAGCTGATGCCAATCATGCAGAGCCTGAAATCCGTAAATGATTGGGTCGGTGAGGAGGTAGTGCGCTTCAATGAGTATGCCCTGCTTGAAGCCCTCGGCGCAAAATAAATAATCACCCCGCATCAGGCGCAGCGTAACTGATTACACGCAGCGCCGACCATCATTAACCCCCTGCCATTTGTTTTCACCTGCCACGCTCACACACCCCGCAAAACAGGCGCAGAAATGCGCCTTTTTTATGTGCCTGACACACGGAGAAAGAGCGGCACCCTATCCCCCTCAGCGCGCGATTGCTCCCCCGCCTCGCCCGCACACAAAAGGTGTGCTTTTTTGTGCAGGTTTTGCCATCGGGGCAACCCGCAGCCCGTCAGGGCTTGCGCGATATTTTATGTGAACCGGAAATTGTGCAGGAGTGTGCGGATTTGTGCGGTGATTTTCAGCAAGAAAAAACCGCCGTTTCCGGCGGCCTAAACATAGCTTACTTGGTTTTACTCTGAGGAGTGATTCTAAAATCAGGATAGCTTCATGGCTTTACGCATTTCTTTTGCAATCGCTTCAATAACCGGAACACAAACACTGTTACCAAACTGTTTATAAGCTTGAACATTAGATACAGGGATTATATATGTATCTGGGTAACCTTGTAGTCGAGCGGCTTCTCTGGGTGTGAGTTTTCTCGGGTTTTTACCGGGCTGGTCAATTAAAATTTCACTACCATCTTTATAATAGCGCGCCGAAATCGTATTCGTATAAGGGGAATCAGCATTAAAAAGGCCAAAACCAAAACCTTTACCGTCCAATTTATTTTGGATTTTGCGGCGTTGGTGACCTTCCCATAATCGATCCGAGATTGTATACGAATCATCAGGTTCTGACTCTAAAATAGAACCTACCCGAGTATCAGCACCAGTTGGAGCAGGAAAACTAAACTTCACATCATGATCCAAGAAACCAACCCTAAATCAGTGAATGCTTTTTTACCAATAGAGGCTTGTGATTCAAAAGGGTATTTATAGTAATCATATAAAAAATATATAATTCCTTCGAATGTCTTACCTGCTCTTGAACGTCTTGATTGAGTATTACTCAAGCACAGCTGATAGATATACGGACTGATATATCCTGAATAGCTACCAAATAGCTCAGTGATTGTGTGCGTCAATGACTCAATATCACTCAGATCCGATAATGATAACTGAATACAAAGTTCTTCCAGCTTTGCTTTCGGAGCTGAAAATTTCTCGCCTATTTCCTTTAAAATTACTGCGTTAAAAACAGATTCTTCTTTCAGAAATTCATCGTAGGCTAACTCACGTAACTGAACTATTGCTTGAGTAACCTTCTGTTTTTCCAGCAAGCCAACTATCAACTCTTGGTTAGATGCTGTCGCTTTTTGTGCCGCAATTTTGGGGGCGGATATGAGTTTTTTTCTGGTTTTTTTGATAAAGTCAGAAAATTTCTTTTCTTCATCATCATTTAGCCGGATTAAATTCTGAATACTACTATTCATCAATACACGCCTTTAAACATCATGCCAGTATAAGATAAAGCATCTTAGCCCACATTTGGTTTGTTTAAAACTGTGTGTGCCGAGCTACTACCTTAAGCCCCTTGGCGGTCATATACCACGGTAGACTATAACTTTAAGTATTATTTATCCTCATTTTCTCAACCCGGGCCAATATTGACGCCGCTTTCTGTTCCCGCTTCGCTTCTTTTTTCTGTAACTCCGCTGCAACTACCTGCTGCCGCTTTTTGTAGGCGGCAGCAGTCCGTATCACCCTGATCACGCCGTTTTCAAGGTAATAATGTTCATCACGTAAAATCAGTGGTTTTCCTGCCAGTAACTGCCGTGCCAGTGCTTCCGGCGGCGTAGTGATACCCGTCAGGTGAAGTAATTCATCCAACTGGTCTGTTAACCTGGTAATTTCTGGTGTCACCGGCGATGAACCCGGCACACAAACCGGCGGTTTTGGTTCACTCAATGGCTGTTTTCTTCGGCCATTGTCCAGGCATCTCCCGTTCAGTGAAATGAAGTAGCGTTCTGACCCGATTTCAATACTGCCGTCTGCGGCCAGCTTTTCGGCCTGCTCCTGAGTCAAATCCGTATTTACTGACGCAATGCCCTCAGTAATCACACGCAATACCTTTTTACTAAGCTGTTTTTTCTTACGTTTTTTAGTTGGTTGCGAGTTATCGCCACCCTCTGAAACGCTTTCTTTCCCAACCGTAAACACACACTGAGCCGTTGGCACCGTTCTGTTAATTCCTCTCCCGTTTTTGTTTAAAATTTCAGCTAACGGAGAGTTATTGACAGAACTCCTAGGGGCGGCAAAGCCGCCAAGAAAAACCAAAGACCCCTTGTCTGTGGTATCTGTGCCCTGTTCTTCAGCTTCTGTGCTGCCTGATTTTTTAGGGACAATTTTCCATTTTTTGGATCTGGTACAGACTGTTGACGCTTCACCCACAATTCTGGAATAGATGCCGTAAATGCGTTCGACTATCTCGCCATAGGCGTTTGGTTCGTCTTTGTCTTCATATCTGATGCCGACGACATAGTTTTCACGCGGGATCAGCACGCCACCCATCAGGTCTACAAATGACGCCCAACAACCCACATCAGCGGCGGCGAGAATGTTGTCCATTGCCTTATCAGCCAGCAGGGGTTTTTTAGGGTCGTATTGATTGTTCTGCATCAGGATTGATACAAGCTGGTTATTCAGTTTGCGCAGCTCGCGCCACACGGTGACCGGTGGTTGCCCGATTGGCTGATACTGACGAATGCGGTAACGGCTCGCCCATGCAGTCGCAAATTTTGCAGTGTCTTTCAGCGGCTTCCCAGTTTCGTCATCAATCTCACCGTCGAGCGCGTAACCGTCGATATTTTTTGAAATGTATTTAGCGATATAGGCCGTTGCACTACCTTTACGCGGATCCATCCGTTTAACGTTGAACCGGGCACGAGCATCCGGCACCAATTCCTCTTTATCCATTTTTGTCGCGTAGGTATGAATGATGCGGGTGATCTCTTTTCTTTCTTCCGGACGCATAAACAGCAGTAAATGCCAGTGCGGCGTTGAATCGTGATGCGGTTCCGCCACGCGGAACCCGTATACTCGCAGCCCTTTCCGACCGAGTTTCGACCCGATATTCGCCCACAATTTAGATAAATACCGCTGTGCTTCCGGCGGACGGGTGTGATCCCACTTATCATTCATGCGGCCTTTATGATTGGTGGCGTGATACCGTGACGGGCAGGTGATCGTATAAAATACGCCAACGTCCCCGCGTTCCTGTGCAACAAATTCAACGCCCTGCATTCTGACCATCAGCTCATTGCGGCGCAATGCCGGATTACTGACGCTGCCGAGTACCATTGCCTGAAGTGAGGCGCGTTTCCCGTCTTCATCTTCCAGCTCATGATTACGGAAAAACTCACTGTTGCGCTGCCGCTGTTCAGTGAATTCTTTCATCCCGTCCTGGCTGATATACGGATGTGCCTTTCTATGAACCTGATTACTCGCGCGGAATAAATCCTCGCGCCAGTCGCAGCGCAGCCGCCATAGCTGACGCTCCCACCAGTCCGCACTGACCATTCTTGCTATTTCACTGAATGCAGGATCAACCGGCGGCAGTTTGTCACGTCCGCACCGATCTTTTTTTGGCTTCAGCGCCTGCCATCCCGGCACATTCACACGCAGAGAAAACACCTCAGCTGCAAGCATCCGGTACACATCAATGACATCTTTTTCAGATACGTTATCCATTCCGCCGAGGCGTTCTATCTCAGCGTCAAGCATCTCAGCGACACGGGCGGCGATTTCATTCGCGAGGGTTTTAATACGCGGTTTATCCATGCCCGGCAGATGCGGATACAGATTCTGATAGTAAGCTGACAGGAGTTTATAAGGCCGGACAGTGTGATGTTTTCGTGTTTCTGTCAGACGCAATAAGGCTTGCTTAACGGTTTTCGTTAAGAAAGCATCACTGTGTTTTTGTGCGCGGCTGCGTTTCAGCCAGGATAGCCGCCGCTCATACCATGCACGGATAAAGTAAGGTTCTTTCTGTAATCTGGCTTCTATCGTTTCCGGGCTTTTAACCCATCCGTCACACTCTTCTTTCCATTCTTTTTTGGCCTGCTCAACCGCATTTTTAATGTGAGCTTCCAGCGCCTTTGACCGGACATGCTGCGATACATACGCCTGCATTTCAGCTGGGTCTGATAACTGACGTTCTTTATAGATACCGGCCAGATATTCGTTGGTATTTTTGTTATACGTGAAAATCGGCATCGGTTCCCCGGTGCCGATATATTCCCACTTGTCGCCGTTGACATAGGCATAATCGATGGGTGTTAACTGCTCCATCAGCAACCGCCCAACACAGCAATAATTTCAGGTGCTTTTTCTCTGTTTCCGTTCGCCGATATTTTTCGCGGCGCTTCTATTTCGTGAATTGTGAAGCCTAAATCCGCATACAGCTCTTTTGCGGCCAGCGAGTTTGATACTGTGACCGGATTGCCTTTGGTGGCATGCAGGGTTTGCAATGCTTCGGCAAGAGCGACCTGATCACCATCATTAAAACCTTCGGTGTGGTACCGGGTAAAACCGGTACCCATATAAGGGGGATCACAATAAATACCGTCACCGGCACAGGTCTGTAACAGTGTTGCTGCCCAGCCCTGGCATTTAATATCAGCTTTGTGTGCTTTCGTAGCAAAGGCGCGGATCTCTTCTTCCGGAAAATATGTTTTTTTATAATTTCCGCACGGTACATTAAAACCACCTTTTTGATTGTAGCGGCACAATCCGTTGTAACAGTGACGGTTTAAATATATGAAATACGCGGCGACATACTCTGGCTGTAATACATGTTTACTTTTATTAAAAAAATCACGTTCTATATAATAACCCGACTCGACAGCCTCTAATTCAAAAAGACCGTATGCGGCTCTTATAACCTCATCAATATTATCTGACGCTATTTGCTGATACATGGTAATTAAGTCGTTATTCACATCTGCAATTAAATACTGCTCATAGTCAGTATTCATCATCACAGCACAGGAACCGGCGAACGGTTCAACGAGGCGTTTTGTTTTTGGCAGGTACGGGCGCAGCTGTTCCATAATGCAGACTTTTGAACCCGCCCATTTGAGGATGGTTTTATTCATGGTGAGATAACTCCATCCCAGTAATATAAAATGAGAACATCACAAAAGTAGGCATTCCCGGGTAAGTGAACTCTTCATATACATCATTAACAACAACCACAGATGTAATAAGACAGGTAATGACGTTGCCTGTTATCCTGCACTCATGCGCTACCGGAAGATTAGTATTCTCATGACAACTACAGCGTTTTATTTCGATAAGCTTAACCACATCACCAACATGAAATCTTCTGTCTACATCGCGCCGGAATTCCGCTTTTTTCAAGCCAAGTCTGACTTCGTTAAAATATTCACTGAATATTTTCAGTTCATGAATTGCCATCTCACACGCTCCGGTAATGTTTATTTTTCAGTTCATCAATTGCCTGGCAATCAATACACATGGTGCAGCCGATCACAGCACGGCGGCGTTGCTCAGGAATTGGCTTACCGCATGCCTCACATTCAAACGCCGACACCCCCGCAGCAGTAATACGGGCGGCGGCTATCTGGCTTTCAAGCACAAGCGCGGCGTGGTCATTGGCGCGGTCAATTTCGTCAGACATGGTTCAGCTCTCCCGCTTCGTTTTCGATACGGTCAGCTTCACCATTGAGCAGGTTATAGATTTCTGGTGGCGTCATTTTCTGTCTTAACGCTTTATGGGAAATAGTGCGTAAACGATAGGCAAACCCATCAAGCAAGGTTTTTCGCTCGTCTTCGCGGTTGGCTTTGATGTTTTCAGCTACTGGGGTGAATATTGGATCCGGAAATGATTTCATTTTAAAACCTCATTATTTAGGTAATAAAAAGCCCTGACCGGTTAAGGTCATTATTTATCTTTCAGTTATTTACTTAATTGCTAAGTCTGTCGGAAATATGGATGCCACTGCCTTTATTTGGTTAATTGCCTCTATTAATCGCAATTGCTCATCTTCATTTAATTCACAGAAATCTAATTCATGCTTTTGCTTTTCTATCTCAGCTAAAAAGAAAATAGCACTCAGAACCCGCTTATTTTCCCTTTCTCTATTATTTGAACTGCAACGCATTTCTTTTAAAAAAACATCTATTCCGTGGTTTATCTTTTTACCGTTGATATGGTCTTTATTCGCAAAAAATTTACCGCGTACTTTTGCAGCACGGTTTAATCCGTTTATTTTTTCGTCCAGTGAATATATAACGGCACGTTCCCATTCAGGGGCGCGGTGCTCCAGTGCCCTTACAACAAGAATTTCATCTACCGTTACTGCATTCTCTGCCGCCGCCATAAATCACCGCCGTTATTTCTTATCGAACAATGAATCTATAAAACCCGTCGCCTGCGCCAGTGCATCAACTTTGCCGAATGAATTGAAGCTGTCAGCCCCATCACTCAGCATTACGTGATACTGCGTTATTTTTCTGGTCACGTTGCGCGGCAACACATAAATATTGAAACCGCGATATATGTAGCAGTGCGACTTATACCTGACTAATGAATAGAGCCTCCTTTTCATATTCACCCCTCAGTTATTCAGCCACAGCAGCCAGGCATCACGCTGTTCAACCGGGCGATTTGAAAAGGCATCATCAACCCCTTTATTGAATGCTGCGATATTTACCCATACCTCACCGGCACGGGTCTTCTTTTTTGATGGGTCGGAGAACTCAATAATCGGAAGCTTTCCATGCTTCGCCATTTGCTTTACCGCATCATGAGTTTTACCGATTAACTCCGCAAATTTAGCCAAAGGAACTGCATTTACGGGGTATTTCACATTGCTGTTTTCTTGAATCATCTGATACCCTCCTACGATCAAACCTCTTAAAACCCTTTATTTCCTGTTTTGAGTGGTTTGTGCTGGCCCCGAATGTTCGTATGTGGAACTTTTGGGTAATACTAGTTCGTAAACGGAACTTAGTCAATGAACATATCCGACAAAATAAAACTCATCCGAAAAGTAGAGAAAATCACACAAGCTCAGCTTTGTGATTTAGCTGAAATATCAATAAGTACTCTGAAAAAGATAGAGGCCGGTTACCAAGAACCCAGCCTATCCACTATCTCTAAAATCACCAATTACCCCAGATTTGAAAAATATGCCCTATGGTTGGTAACCGATAAAACTGCCCCTGAAGCCGGTCAAATCTCACCGGCTCTCGCGCACAGTGGGCAAGAAAACGAAACCTTACCCCGCTCAGAAAAGAAAACTGGCTAGATATTTGTTATGCACAAGCGGATGACTACTGGTCACAGTCACCCCGCAAAATCATCGGAGGGCTTACTTATGGCAATTAAGAAGCTCAATGATGGTCGATATGAAGTTGATATGCGCCCGAACGGTGTTAACGGACAACGGCTGCGTAGAATTTTTCTTCGCAAATCAGAAGCCGTTAACTTTGAACGCCATGTAATGGGAAATATTGAAAAATATTCTCAAGATGCAGCACAGGCGGGAAGAATTACGTTAAGTGAATTAAAAGATAAGTGGTGGCTTTACCACGGCCAGAACATGAAAACAGGTAAAATTGAGAAACGGCAATTAAGTAAAACAATACGCTTACTGAATGACCCGACAATTAACCGAATGGATAAACACTATCTTCTTACTCACCGTGCAATGCGCCTTGCCGATGGTATAAGCGCATCGACGATAAACAGGGATATGTACAGGCTTTCAGGAATGATATCCGCCCTGATCAAACTTGATATTTACAAAGGAAAAAACCCGCTATCTAGGTTACCGCCATTAAAAGAGAAGGAACCAGAGCTGACTTTCTTAACGGACACAGAAATAAAAACTCTCCTTCAATCTCTCAGTGGCGACTATAAAAATATAGCCCTGCTCTGTTTGAGCACTGGCGCACGCTGGGGAGAAGCAGCCTCACTCCGCAGCGAGCATGTCAAAAATGAGCGCGTGACATTCCTGCAAACAAAAAATGGTAAAACGAGAGTTATCCCCATTTCTGGACAATTGCAGGCACAGCTGAAAACAAAGAATACCGGCCGGTTATTCAATGTTGACTACAACACGTTCAGGTTAAAACTCAAGGAAGTAAAACCAGATTTACCGAATGGACAGGCTACACATGTCCTGCGACATACATTCGCAAGCCATTTCGTCATGAACGGGGGAAGCATAGTTGCACTGAAAGAAATACTCGGGCACGCGAGCATAAATCAAACGATGGCTTATGCACATTTGTCACCGGATTATCTTCAATTAGCAATAAAGCTTAATCCCCTGAATGGGGGTTTAGAATGA